GATTACCTACAGATGAAGAACGACTCTGAGAAGTTGGCTCACCATCGTTGGGGTTCAAACAACTCTTTCCACGCTATTGTTGGTCAGGACTACACTTGGCACGCAGAGCAGTCACAGAAGAACGGAGAGCCCGGCTACATTTGGCTGGACAACGCAAGAACCCGTGGTCGCTTTGCCGATCCTCCCCGTGACGACGATAAGAACGTTATGGGCTTCAACCCCTGCGTTGAGCAGCAGTTGGAAGACGCTGAGTTGTGCTGTCTTGTTGAGACCTTCCCAGCCAAGCACGAAACCTACGAGGATTACCTCGCAACACTCAAAATTGCCTACCTTTACGGCAAGACTGTTACTCTTGCAAACACCCATTGGGCTGAGACTAACGCAAAAATGTTAAAGAACCGCCGAATCGGTCTTTCTCAGTCTGGTGTTGTTCAGGCTTTCAACAAGTTTGGTCGTCGTAAGATGCTAAACTGGTGCGATGATGCTTATGAACATGTCCGTGAGTTGGATAAGCAATACTCTGATTGGCTCTGCATTCCGCAGTCTGTTAGAATGACTTCTATCAAGCCTTCAGGAACGGTTTCTCTTCTCAACGGCTCTACACCCGGAATCCACTACCCAGAGGATGAGTTCTACATTCGTCGCATTCGCTTTGCTGCCGACAGCGACATGCTACCAGCACTCAGAGAAGCAGGCTACAAGATTGAGCCAGACCACTACTCACCAAATACCATGTGTGTCGAGTTCCCTGTTCACGAAGAACATTTCATGAAAGGTAAGCGCGAGATCACAATGTGGGAACAGTTGGAGATCGCAGCGCAATACCAGCACTTCTGGGCTGATAACTCTGTGTCTATTACCGTCACCTTCAAGCCGGAAGAAGCAGCAGACATCAAGACTGCCCTTGAAATGTACGAAGGCAGACTCAAGGCTGTCTCATTCCTTCGCTACGAAGAAACCGGCTACGTTCAGGCACCTTACGAGCCTATCACCAGAGAGCAGTACGAAGAAATGTCCAAGAACATTACACCTGTTCAGCGTTTCTCAACTGACGAAGGTGGCGCAGGAACCAAGTTCTGTGATTCAGATCATTGTGAACTCTAGGAGGAAAAATGAAATTCAACCACTTGCTAAATGAAAGAGAGCGATTACAATTCTGTAAGAACAGAAACCTTGTTGTCTGTAAATGGAAGCCTGTCTCAGAAGGACAGGCAACCGCAGGCAACAATGTCTGCGTAAGTATGTTGTGCGAGGAATGTGGAGCAAGAACAGAAAAGTTCCTTCATTCCGAGGACTACAAAACCCACGAAAAACTCATTCTAAGCGAGGTAAATGATGTTTAAGCCAGTAAATCGCCACATTCTAGTGGATTACACTCCCCCACAGGAGAAGTCAGATTCAGGAATTCTTCTTCCTGACGACTACAAAGCCCCAGAACTCAATCACGTTGTTGTTGAGGTCTTGGGCGTTGCCGACGACGTGTCCTTCGGGTGCGAAAAAGGCAATAAAATTATCATAGACAAGAAGATGTTGGACGTTTTAACTATCGACCATTCTACTTATTACACAATTTTAGAGAATTATGTAATAGGAGTAATGGAATAAATGGATAAAGACTTTTACAACCAGTCGTCGGCTGCTAACCTAGGCTGGGACCCCACTTGGTTTGGGGAAAAACATTTTGACGACAAACTTGTAAGAGCAATCAAGAGGTTTCAGAAGTCCTATGGTCTCAAAGCCGACGGATTGTGTGGTCCTTCCACCTTCCGTCGCCTTTGGGTCGAGAGACAAGAAAACATTGACGACCATAAGCCCGAAGATCCTCACTATTCCAACTACATTGTTTACAATGGCGAGTTTACCCCCATCAAATGGGACAAACTTGTTCTATGGTCCGAGCGCGGTGGTCTTGCTGCCCGCTCAGGCACCTACTATGACTACACAGGCAGACCAAAGCGCGACGTTAAGTTGTTCGTCAACCACTGGGACGTGTGTTTGTCTTCCGCAATGTGCCAAAGAGTTCTAGATAAGCGCGGAATCTCCGTTCACTTCTTGATCGACAACGACGGCACAATCTATCAGACCCTCGATCTCCAACACGCTGCTTGGCACGCAGGCAACGTAAACCGCAAGTCTGTTGGTGTTGAGATCTCAAACGGCTACTACCCGAAATACCAGAAATCCTATGTGAAGAAAGGCTTTGGTGAGCGTCCAATCGTAGAAGGCGCTTGGGTTCACGGAGACGAGTTGGATCCGTTCCTTGGTTTCTACCCAATCCAGATAGAGGCACTCAAAGCACTATGGAGCGCAATCCACAGCGCTTGCGACGTTCCTTTTGAGACCCCAACAAATCAATTCGGTAAGACTTCTACAACTTACGAACAGAAATGGACTTACGGTAAGGAAAGAGGATTCGTCAGTCATTATCACGTCAACAAGAAGAAGACTGACTGTGCAGGGCTAGACATAAAAACTTTGCTATCTGAACTTGACGACTGAACTGTAATCTGTTACATTGTAAACATAACGGAGAACAAATGAAAAACGAAGTTGAGTTGATGGGAACCTACGGGAGTGATGAAACACACGCACTCTCGGCTTGGACTAGCACCAGCCGCCAGTTAGGTCCAAAGAAGCGTGCCCGAATGGGTAAGTTGCTTATGATGCTAGCAACCGAAGGTCATCACACGCCGTTCGAGAAGTCGTCTCTTCACTTTCTCGTGACGACCGACATTGCTACGCACATTCACCTACTCAAACACAGGATTGGTGTAAACATCAACGCAGAGTCGGCACGCTACAAGGAGTTCAAGGTTGATAAGTATCACCTACCTGTTGATTGGCCACAAGAAGAGCAGGCAGAACTAGAAGCCTTTATCAAGGACGCCTACGACCGCTATCACAGGTGCATTGCTCGTTTAGAAGAGAAGGGCTATTCACGAAAGCGTGCGAAGGAAAGTGCTCGTCTTTACCTACCCTACGGCATTCAGATCACTTGCGACATTATGTTCAATTGGCGCTCTTTCGCTCATTTCCAGAAACTACGAAATGACGAACACGCCCAGTTGGAGGTTCGTGAGGTCGCAGCAGAAATGCTACGACTTGTAGAAGAGCAGGGCGACTTCTCTATGACGATTGAGGCTATGACCGCAGCAGGAATGCTTCCAGTCAAGGAGAACGAAGAATGAGTACAGATAACGTTTTTGTTATTGTAGACGGCGAACACACGCGCTACAATAAGAGACTGAAACATAGCACAATCAGGTTTGACCTGAATGACCCAAAACAAATGAAGAAAGCAAAGAACCTTGCTTTTGAAATTCTCAGCCAGATTGAGACTTACATCGATCTGTTTTGCGAAGAAGAAGGCGAGGAATAAACTAATTACAGCGGGAGAACAACAATGAAAGAAATACTAAACGAGTGGAAGGGCTTTATAAACGAAAGTTCAATCAGCCGTACCTACGAGCACATTCTAAACCACGACACAGCATTCTTGACTGCGTTTCGTGATAATCCAAAGGATAGAACAAAGTGCCGTCCAGACCACAGCAACGCTATGGAGAACTACGAGCGCAACCGCCAGATGAAGGCTGTTCTTTTACAGAAAGGCTATGGCGTCACTGACGTAGACGGCACTTATGTTGAGGACTTTGGAACTGACGCCGCAAAAGAGGTAAAGGAAGACTCATTCTTTGTTGTAAATCTCAAAGACGACCCGAACTTCAAGGCTTCTATCGCTGGTCTTGGAGAGCACTTTTGTCAGGATTCTGTCTTGTTCGTTCCCCGAGGCGGCGAAGAGTCTTACCTTATCGGCACTAACGACGCAGAGTTCCCCGGCTACGGTAAAGAAGAGGAAATGGGTAGTTTCCTTGGCGGCAAGGAAGGCGAGTTTATGACCCGCGTCGGCAAGTCCAAGCGACCAATCAAGTTCGCAGAAGGACTTGAGATCAAGAGCAAAATGCAGAACAATACAAAGTTCCTCATCTCACGCCTCGCAAAGCAGGTAATCAAGGAGATGAAGGGGGATAGTTGAACCCTTACTACGACGAAATCGTAGTTGGCTCTTCTCTCCGCGCCCTCTTGTTCGCAGCAGAACGGGACATTCCCGTGTTCTTCACAGAACCAGAGAAGCCGTTTGAGTTTGATTTCTTTGGACTATCTGTTGACCTGTCTAGTTGGGGTCTTCACAACGAACCTCAACTCTGGACTACACCCGACGGCGAACTAGCCACAGGTCAGCAAAAGATCGCTCTTTGGGAGCACTTGCTCTTTGTTCTCGGATTGAAAGGGCTTGTGCCTTTCTCTGATCTATGTTCTTCGATCCGTTTGGACGAAAACACCTTGACGGGCTACTCCGATTATGCTAAACTAAGGTCAATTGACTTCGGAGTTTGCTACTACTTTGACGAGCACGCAACCTACAATCTGCTTCCTTGCGAGAATAGACCAAAAACCTATCAAGTGTGGGATAGACTAGCCTTTTCAAGGGGCGGCAAGCACCACCTTGGCTTTATAGGGAGCGAAGACCACTTCTGTAATGAGATCTGGTTCTATCCAACTCACAGAATTGACGGCAATAACCCCGTAAAAGACGCCTGTGTGCTCTCAATTTTATCAGACGAACAGATTGGCGACTTTGATTTTTCAGAGACCATAGTGAGGATTACAGCCGTCAAGAAAATGAAGGATTTAGGACTAAGAGGACCAAAAAATGGATGGCAAGCAGACGGATCGAGAAAATACAGAAGTTTCAAGGTTGAAGCGCTCGATCGCCATAAATTCCTATCATCTCCTCCAATTTGGTTGGAGACAGATTCGATCAAAGTTCCGCAGATTTCTGAGGAAACACTTCTCCTACAACTCCCCGACATAGCGAGAGCCCACAAAAGAATTTTAGGACCATTATGGCTAAACACCTAGCAGGCATTATCCCATTAGCGAACTTCAAGGACAATTTCCAGTTGCCCTATGACTCGTTTATGCTTCCAATAGAGAACGACTTTACTCTTATCCAAAAGTCCGTGTTTGAGTGCGCTATGGCTGGTTGTTCTACAATCTGGATCGTAGCAAACGACGACCTCGCACCTATGGTAAAGAGACACGTAGGCGAGTGGGTCTATGATCCTGTCTATTTCTGGGACGACTACATAGACAACCGAATCGTCCAGCGCAGAACCCACATTCCAATCTATTATGTGCCTATTCTTCCAAAAGACCGAGAGAGACGCGATAGTTACGGGTGGTCTGCTCTGTTCGGAATGCATTCTGCTTGGTACACCTCTTACAGAATTTCAAAGTGGGTTGTTCCGAAGAAATACTTTGTTTCATTCCCGCACGGAATGATGAACTTTTGGTCTATCCGAGAACACAGAAAAGATCTCTTCAACACCACAAAGAACTTTTTCTTTACTATTGAGGGTAAGACAGTAAAGGATAATTTACCAATCCCATTCACTATGCGCGGAGAAGACTTTATCCAGTGCCGCCGTTGGGTCAATAAACTGACGACAAAAGAATACGGACCTATGGGCGAAGGCGAAACTTGGAAAGACCTTCGCAAACTACCCCTGAAAGAACGCTGGTCTGCCCGCCACTTTGACCTCGCAACAATCTTTGAGAAGGTAAGCGAAGAAGACTGCTTCCGCCAAGAACTTGACTGGTTCTACGATCTCAGGGACTGGGACGGCTACCGCGCCTATCTCGCGTCAGATAATCTCGTGGGATCGCCCAACTGGCGCTTGACAAAACCACACAAACTGAATAGATTATGTGTGGAGGACGAGGAATGAAAGTCGGTGATTATGTAACAGATTCTTGGGGCAACAAAGGCTTCATTATGGAAGTTCCCGAGAACAACTCAAAAAGAACACAAGAAATTGTTTTTGTTGTCTGGACTTATCATAACTGGATGTTTGGAGAAAGAGTAAAGCGAGATCAATGGTGTAATAAAAGACAACTCAAACTACTATCGGAGGCATAATGAGCCATTATCATTCTTGTCCAAAATGTAATTCCAAGACCTTCTATCGCTATGTAGGTGGGTTCTATCCACAGCCGGGCTGCCTAAAATGTAATGTTTGGTTTGAGAAGCCAGCAGCAAGGAGGCATAATGAAAGTCGGTGATCTGGTTTGTCACAGAAACCATAAAGGCAGGCACGGCTTTATTACCCACACTATCACCTATTCTGGTGGAAAGATCAGGTGTCACAGAATTCTCTGGCTAGACCAACAGACTTTCCCTAGACTAGCGACCAATTTTGACGAAAGAAATCTTATTCTACTATCGGAGGCATAATGAAAGTCGGTGATCTGGTTATGACCTCCGACAAAAAGATCGGCGTCATAGTCGGAGAACAAAAGAAGAAATTTATGGTGGGCTATGTTGTAGAGGTAATGATCGAAGGGCAACTACACACCCTTCTAGCCCATAAACTCACCCTTCTCTCCGAGACCTAAAAAAAATAGGATCACCCCTAATGTAAATGCGATCGGATTCCGTTAATAACATTAGAACACTTAAGAAGGAGTTTCACAATGTTTAAGTTAATGTTTCTAATCGCTGGCATGAATGCCCCCATGACCGAGGTCGCACCAAAAGAGGACACTGGTTCAACAGAAAAGATCGAAATCCTACTAGAACAAGAGATGGATCGATTTGACCTTATTTCTGAGGAAGCCGACGAGGTTCTCACAGACGCAATCTTTATGGAAGAAATGAACTCCTACAAGTGCGTAGACTCTAGCGTAAGTGCTATCCACATGCTAGGACAATCTGCTGGAACTGAGTACAATCTAGTTCTAGAGTCAATCGACAGAAAGAACCTTGACTCAGCAGAGTTTCACCTAGACCAGTTGAACAAAGTTGTAGACAGAGCAGAAGACAAGTTGATTGAGGCAGAAGAGTGCCTTTTTGTCAACCAAGCAAACGCTAACTAAAATAACCAAATTCTTTCCGAGGGCAGCGCTCGTTTTGGGTGCTGCCCTCACTATTTATTCTTCGGCTCTGCCCTTGACAGGAGGGCGATCACCCGTTAGATTAGAGGGGTAAGGAGGGATTGTAATGAGAGTCGGTGATCTGGTAAGACACAGGGACTACCCTTGGTGCTTTGGTGTAGTTCTCTCTTTTGATGAGTTCGGGACTAACACCATCAGGTGGCTAACCACCGACACTCCCACAAGAAAAGGCGTGATTAGTAAACACAATTATCGGATTCTCAAACTACTATCGGAGGCAAAATAATGGAAAGAAAAGAAAGTAAAATCAAGTTTGTTGGGCTACACGCCCACAGCGTCGCTGGGTCTATCTTTGATGGGCTCGGCTTCCCACAGGACCACATGGAGTTCGCTTACTCCAACGGGTCTGATGCGCTTGCTCTGACCGACCACGGGAACATGAATGGTCTGTCTTATCAGGTGCTACACGCTAAGAAGATGAAGGCAGAAGGCAAGGACTTCAAGCCTATCTTTGGTTGCGAGGCTTACTTCATTCCATCTATTGATGAATGGAAGGATGAATACGAGCAGGCAATGCAGGATAAGAAGAAGGCACGCGAAGCCAAGAAGTCTGGTGCTTCTGCTGCCTCTGTTGAAGACGAAGGCGCGAGCAAGGGCAAAAGCAGCAACATTCTACGCCGCCGTCGCCATCTCGTTCTTCTTGCTCAGAACCAGAAGGGACTAAACAACCTCTTCAAACTTGTGTCCGAGAGTTACAAGGACGAGAACTTCTATCGTTATCCTCGAATGGACTACAAGATGCTCAAGGATCACAGCGAGGGCATTATTGCTTCCTCCGCTTGCCTTGGCGGCGTCTATGCTGGTAACTACTGGGAGAACCGAGAGGAAGGACCAGAGGCTGTGCTTGAGGCTATGCGAGAGACAACCCGCCAGATGGTGGACATCTTTGGTGATCGCTGGCACGGCGAGATTCAGTGGAACAATGTCCCAGAGCAGCACGAACTAAACAAGTTTGTTATTCAGGTTTGTGACGAGTTTGGTGTAAAGGTGATCTCGACCGCAGACTCGCACTACCCCAATCGTGATGCTTGGAAGGACCGAGAACTCTACAAGCGCTTGGGTTGGCTTGGTAAGGGTCGCCCGCAGTGGGCAGACACCGAGAGCGATCTGCCTGTCTCTGTTGACGAGATTGGTTACGAACTCTATCCCAAGAATGGTGACGAGATGTGGGAGTCCTACAGGCACTACTCTAAGTTGTGTAATACTGACTACGATGACGACCTTGTGTTGCGTTCTATTGAAGAGACACACCGAATCGCGTTTGATCGCATTGAGAACTTCCTTCCAGATAACACTGTTCGCCTTCCTTCATTCGTTGTGCCCGCAGGACACACCGCAACTGAGGCGCTAATCAACTTCTCACTTGAAGGTCTGCGTAAGTTGGGTCTTGCCGACAACAAGCAGTACCTTGCGAGACTAAAAGAAGAACTCCACGTCATTGACGACCGAGGCTTCTCAAAGTATTTCTTGACTATGAAGGCAATCGTAGACGTTACAGACACAATGATGCTTGCAGGTCCCGGTCGTGGTTCTGCCGCTGGTTCACTTGTTGCCTATGCTCTTGGGATCACACAGGTCGATCCAATCAAGTACGACCTTCTATTCTCACGATTCCTACGTTCTGACGCCAAGGATTACCCAGACATTGATTATGACATTAGTCGCCCAATGGAACTGAAGGACAAGTTGATTGAGTTGTGGGGTGAGGAATGTGTTGCTCCAATCTCTAACTGGAACACTCTCCAGTTGAAGTCTCTTATCAAGGACATTTCCAAACTCTATCAGATTCCTTTCAGCGAGGTCAATCTCGTAACCAACGCTATGATTAAGGAGGCAACGCCTCTCGCCAAGCAGAAGCACGGCATCAAGGCAGGAATGTACACCCCAACTTGGGAAGAGGTGCTTGAGTTCTCAAGTTCTCTCAAGGGATTCTTGAGCAAGTATCCTCACGTCAAGACACACGTCCGTGCTCTCGTCGGTCAGGTTCGCTCTGCGTCTCGTCACGCTGGCGGTGTTGTGATTGCCGAGGATCTAGACAAGAACATGCCCCTTATCAACTCCAAGGGCGTTCGTCAGACGCCTTGGTCCGAGGGACAGAACGTTCGCCATCTTGAACCAATGGGCTTCATCAAGTTCGATCTTCTTGGTCTCTCGACCCTTGCTATGATGGAGACTGCTATTGAGTTGATTCTCAAGCGCCACCACGGCATTGCAGAACCAACATTCAAGCAGGTCAAGGACTTCTACGACAACAACCTTCACCCTGACGTTATCAACCTCGATGACGCGAGAGTCTACAAAAATGTTTTCCATAAGGGCAACTTCGTAGGCACTTTCCAGTTCACCGAGGACGGAGCGCAGAACTTCGCAGAGCGAGTAAAGCCAAACAACATCATTGATGTTTCCGCTATCACTTCCATCTATCGTCCCGGTCCTCTATCGGCTAACGTCCACGAGGATTACATTGACGCCAAGGAAAGCCCTCAGTACATCAAGTATCTCACACCAGAGGTGCAGGAGATCACCGAAGAAACGTTTGGTTTCTTGATCTTTCAGGAACAAATCGCCAAGATTGCTCACGCACTTGGTAAGGATTTGACTCTTGACGAGGGTAACTTGCTCCGCAAACTCCTAACTAAGAAGGGAACCGGAAAGGGTTTTGAGGTCAAGGATGCGATCCACAAGAAGTTCATTGATGGTTGTGTGGAGAAGGGCATCGCTAGAAGTGAAGCACAGGGTCTATGGGAGAAGTTTGAATACTTCTCTGGCTATGGTTTCAACAAATCCCACGCTGTTTCCTACTCTATCATTTCTTATCAGTGCGCTTGGCTCCTAACTTACTTCGAGGCAGAGTGGCTTGCTGCTTTCCTCGACAAAGAGCCCGAGAGCAAGAAGGAGAACGCAATCAACATTGCTAAGTCTCTTGGCTACAAGATTGCGCCCGTAGACGTGAACACATCCGGTAGGACTTGGGAGATTACTAGCGACGGCAAGACTCTTATCCAGCCCCTCACAAGCATCAAGGGCTTTGGTGAGTCTGCAATGGAGCAGGTGCTTGATAATCGCCCATTCACGGACATTGAGGATTTCTTGTTCCGAGAAGAGGTAAAGTATGCTAAACTAAACAAGAAGGCACTTGACGCCCTCTGTAGGGCAGGAGCAATGGATAGTCTAATTGACGACCGCTTCACAGGTCGCAAGCACTTCTGGTGTGCGTCCGTGATTGATCGTCCGAAGACCAAGAAGAAGTTCCACGACAACATTGATCTCTACAGACCAGAAGGCGACTTCTCAGAGGAAGAGATCATCCAGTTTAAGACTGAATTGACTGGCGTGTTCCCAATGAACTTGGTCATTAGTCCCGAGACTATCCAGAAACTGAAGGACAAGTACATTCCACCCATTTCCGAGTTTGACGAGGAACTACAGATCTGCTGGTTTATCCCACGCAAGGTTGTTCCGAGAAAGACAAAGAAGGGCAAGGACTTCTGGATTGTTGAGGTTATTGACTCAAACAACGAGACAGAAAAGATTAAGTGTTGGGGCATTGATCCAAAGAAGGATAGCATTCAGATCAACCGCCCCTACATGTCGCGACTGGATTACGATCCAAAATGGGGTTTCTCAACGAGGTCTCTCTACAGAAACTTTAGATTGCTAGGCTAACAATAAGGAGTAAAGCATGGCACAGAAGAAGACACACAACAAAGCACCCAAGAAAAAGACCAGTATTGGCAAGAGTGCTCTAACAAAGCGCAAGCAACCGGGACCACATGGTGGTAATAAGGGCTACAAGAAGAAGTATCGCGGTCAGGGCAAAGGTTAGTGTCAGCCTCCCACCTATTTATGGTGGGAGGTTTTTGCTTTGAGAGTAACAGATTTGTTAAAGTGGAAGAGAGCACTAAACGAAACGAAGTTCAAGCATGAAGAACTAAATCTTGTTATAGAAACATGTGAAGCACATGCGGTTGATTTTCAAATGTTTCTTGAAAACTACTGCTCAGAAAACGACATAGATTTACAAAAACTTAATCAAGAAAAAGGAGCGCTACCTGTCCCGCCCCGAGATCCTCGAAAAGAAAAGCTGATTGTTTCTGAGATTCAGGAACAAAAAGAAGAAGATGAAATACACTCGACCTTCAAGGAACTATTCAAGAAGTTAGCGCTAAATCTTCACCCAGACCGCTCTTTTGGCTTGACAGATGAAGAGCGACAGGTTAGATTATCTATGTTCAAGGAAGCCAAGCGAGCGCTTGATGACGGCGACTACTTTATACTCCTTGACATGTCTGAAAAATTTGATGTGCGAATTCCCGACAACATTATAGAACAAATTCGCTGGATGAAAGAACGAACTAAAGAGCTTGATAAACAGATAAAATCTAAGAAGAGCACTTATGATTATGTTTTTTCTGAAGCCGAAAGTGAAGATGAAAAAGCAAAGATCGTCAAAAATTTTTTGAGGCAATTTTTCCAGATTTAGAGGTCTTAAATGGAGCATCTGCTCAACTGCCACGGAGAATGGATGGCACTTTTTAGTTGCATCAGTTCCGTTCCCATGTTAAAGTATTGGTACAAGTTCAGAAACAAGGAGGAAACTTGATTACCGACATTGTTATTGGTCTTCAGCACGGAGACGAAGGTAAAGGAAAGGTCGCCCACCACCTACTTAAGAGTGGCGAATACACACACTGCGTTCGCTTCAATGGGGGATGCAATGCTGGACACACAATCTATCACGACGGCGTTAAGTTGGTTACCCATCACATTCCTGCTGGCGTGTTCTTTGGTGTTACATCCGTTATTGGTAACGGCTGCGTGGTCGATCCAGTCAAACTCTTTGAAGAAATAGAGTATCTTGAGTCTCACGGCATCAACGTCCGAGATCACCTAAAGATTGCGGAAAACGCACACATTATCACTTCGCTACACAAGGCGCAGGACGGAACAGATGAACGAATTGGAACCACTAAGACGGGAAATGGACCCGCTTACAGGGATAAGTATGCTCGCCGTGGGGTACGTGCTGGTGAGATTCCCGAACTTCATTCCTTCATTATCGACATTTATGAGGAACTTTCTGGAGACTCTGTAATCCTAATGGAGGGGGCACAGGGCTTCTGGCTTGACCCAGACTGGGGTGACTACCCTTATGTAACGTCTTCACACACAGGAACAGCAGCAGCCCTCCAAAACGGAATCAACCCACGCTCTATCCGCAATGTCTGGGGCATTATCAAGGCTTACGAGACTTATGTTGGAAAGCGTAAGTTCCAGCCCGACGACGCTGTGTTTGATCAGATTCAGCAGGTTGGTGCTGAGTTTGGTGCTACGACAGGTCGCGTCCGTCAGTGTAACTGGATCAACACAAGGGAAGTGCGTCAGGCAATTGACATGAATGGCGTGAACCGCCTTGTAGTCAACAAGATGGACGTTCTACGCGAGATCGACACTTGGGGAACCACAGAGCGCCGCCTTCACGGCGAGCGTCACTTCCGCAAGCACCTCACGGACGAGTTCAGTCGGAGACTAGGGATCGAGAAGATCTATTTCTCTGACAACCCTCACACGATCCACGAAGAAAATCCCTTGACAGCAGCCGCCTGACCGGTTACATTATCTATAACGTTGGAGGACAGATGAGCAAGAACTACGGCTACGCATGTATCAACATGCAGTTGTCAAACCCGCAGGATTATGGTGGTAAAAAGCAAGATAGAATCACTACTAATCGCTCCATGATCAAGAGAACTTTTGAAGAGAAGGGGATCGAGTATGCATCCTCCTTGTCTCTCCTAAACGTACTCGATCTCCAAAAGATCCTTGAATGGAATGTTGAGCACGGGATCAAGTTCTTCCGTCTGTCCTCCAACGTTTTTCCTTGGGCGTCAGAGTACCAACTCCACGACATGCCCGACTATGAAGCAATCTTCGAGGCTTGTGAGAAGGCAGGCAACTATGCACGGGAACATGGTATTCGTCTTACTTCTCACCCCGGACCATTCAACAAGCTGGCTTCTCCAAATGAGAAGGTGTTTCAGAACACCTTGAGAGACTTGGAGATTCACGGAGAGTTCTTCGACATGCTTGGCTTGCCCCGAGATCACTACGCAAAGATTAACATTCATGTCGGCGCAGCCTACGGCAACAAGCCCGTAGCCCTCGATACATTTGCTCGTAACTTTGAGAGACTACCAGATAGCGTGAAGTCTCGTCTAACCGTGGAGAATGACGACCGTGAATCACTTTACTCGACTATCGAACTCTATGAGGGAGTTTACAACAGGACTGGTATTCCGATTGTTTTTGATTATCATCATCACGGTTTTTGCACTGGCGGTCTTACAGAAAAAGAAGCCTTGGAAATTGCAATCTCGACGTGGGGAGACATCAAGCCGGTAGTCCACTACTCCGAGTCCCGTGCTGAAGAAAAGCGCGACTCCAAGATTCGCCCACATGCCCACTCAGATTTCGTCAACGGACCAGTTGACGACTACGGCTACGACCTCGACGTTATGATCGAGGCGAAGATGAAGGAACTCGCCCTGTTCGGGCTTAAAAAAAACGACGCTGAGCGCTTGACAGCGGCAGCGTGACGAGTTACATTACAAACATAACAAGGAGGACAGCATGTCTACATCAACCGAAGAGAAGAAGCGCTACGTCATGGAGTACATCCGTTCACTCGTAGCAATTGAAGAGGCCATGGAGCCTTACAAGGAGCAGAAGCGCGAACTGCGTACCGAGTATCGTGAGCAGGGCTGGCTGAACACCGACGAGATCCGTGCGGCTGTGAAGGCTTACCGTCTGTTCAAGGGTAAGATTGACATTGATGAGGTTTACGACAACTACAAGGCGCTTTCGGGCGAAGATACGGAGAACCCATGATTATTGAGTATCATCGCCTTTACAGCGACGTGCAGCATCCAACTCGCTCGAACCCCTCGGATGCTGGTCTTGACATCTATGCTTTCCTCGGAGGAAAGGATGACTTCAAGGTTATTCTGCCCGGACATTCTGTCCTAATCCCAACAGGGCTGAAGTTTGGCATTCCACACGGCTACATGCTACAGGTTATGAACCGCTCAAGTGTAGCAGCCAAGCGTGGTCTTGTTGTTGGAGCCCACGTCGTTGACTCTGGTTACGACGGAGAGGTCTTCATCAATCTTCACAACGTTGGGCATCGTAGTCAGGACATCAAGCACGGAGACAAGATTGCTCAATTGGTAATGATTCCAGTAGTCCACTTCCGTGCATTTGAGGAAGTAGACGGAATACTTTACGACGAGCGTCACCCAATCACTATTTCAGAACGAGGCTCAGGAGCCCTAGGGAGTACAGGTGGATAAGAATACACGAGAAGTCATGTTTAGTTCAAAGTCAAACGAGTGGGCTACTCCGCAGTCCATCTTTGACAAACTAAACAGCATCTATGGTCCATTTACTCTAGACGCTGCTGCATCAGACGACAACTACAAGGTCGCAAAGTATTACACTCAGGCAGATGATTCCTTATCACAGGATTGGTCTGGTCATCGAGTATTTCTCAACCCACCTTATGGTCGCGGACTAAAGGATTGGGTCAAGAAGTCATACGAAGAGGGACTTAAGGAAAACACAATGGTTGTTATGCTTATCCCCGCCCGTACTGATACTGCATACTGGCACGAGTACGTGATGAAGGCAGACGAGATTCGCTTTGTTCGAGGACGCATCAAATTTGGTGATGAGACGAATAGCGCACCATTCCCATCAGCAGTGGTGGTTTTTCGTCCGTCCGCATTTGACGGACCCCGCATCACAGGAATGGAGCGACCATGAATAGGGCACAACGGCGACGGCTCAAGAAGAAGAATAAAGGCAACGAAAAACTCGCCCAAAAAATTTCCACCTTTAGCCACAGACCGGACAACTGCTCAGCATGTAACGCCGCATTTGACCCCAAATCCAAGGAACATGCGCTCACATGGCGAGTAGTTGTACGGGAAAATCCAACGCAGGTAACCCTATTTTGCCCAGATTGCATCAATAAAGCACAGGAGGTAATTGATGCCCACACCAACACAGATGATTGACCTATTTGATTCGCAGGGCTCTCATGATGACGAGTTCTCCGACAACCTAACAGGACTTGAAGGTCTAGCACGACGCGAAGCCGTCAATCACCCTTCACATTACAACACCGGAAAGATTGAAGTAATTGACGCAATCGATGATTGGAAACTTGACTTCAATGCCGGTAACGTGGTAAAGTATGTTGCGAGACACCAACACAAGGCAGATCCCCTTGAAGACCTCAAGAAAGCCCGTTGGTATCTTGACCGACTAATCGAGAGGATAGAAAATGGCAGTTAGCAGAATCAATCGAAAAAACCTAGACCAAATCCTAGGTGGCGGAGTGACAGGTGAACACGAAGTCGTAATTAAACTCTATGGCTCCAATTGTCACCTATGTCACGCTCTAAAGCCGCAGTTCGTAGACATTTCCGATGAATATGGTGATGTTCACTTCTATGCATTCAACATGGAAGACGGCGAGGGTCTAGAAAAGAAGTGGGGATTTAGTGGAGTTCCTTCCATTTGTTATGTCCGCACCGGAGGTATGCGTCCTCGTGTGCGTTTCATGGAAGACCCGCCGCAACCGCATAAAGAAATGTGGTTCCACCCAACCGGAATCCGCAAGTTTATTGACAACAATAGGAACTAACAATGGAGACAGCATTAACCTATGACGACGTTTTACTCTTACCACAATACTCCGATATCCGCTCTCGATCTGAAGTGGATATCTCTTCTAATCTGGGGAACGGACTAGAACTCGGACTACCCATCTTTGCTTCACCGATGGATACTATTTCCGAGGTAATGATGGCAGAAGCAATGCACCATGCAAGCAGTGCTGGTGTTCTACACCGCTACAACACAATCGGGCAGCAAACCGAAATGATTCGTGCTGCCAAAAGTAGCGGCGTAGCCAACATCGGATTCGCTGTTGGCATTGATAACGATTACCTTGATCGTGCTGAAGAGGGCGTAAAGGCAGGCGCAACATTTGTTTGCGTTGACGTTGCTCATGGCCACCACGTCAAGATGCGAGAAGCCTTGAAAAATTTGCGTTATGAATTGGGTTCCCAAATCCACATCATGGCAGGCAACGTAGCAACCCTCGAAGGCGTAAACGACCTCGCAGACTGGGGAGCAGACTCCGTTCGATGCAACATTGGTGGTGGCTCTATCTGTTCTACCAGAATCCAGACAGGACACGGACACCCCGGCTTGCAGACGATCTTTGATTGTTCTCGCACAGACCGCGACGTTACTATCATTGCCGACGGAGGCATTCGCAACTCTGGCGACATTGTAAAGGCTCTCGCTGCTGGCGCAGACGCTGTAATGTTGGGTTCCTTGCTATCTGGAACGCGCGAGACACCCGGAGAAACCCTTGTAGACGGAACAGGTCGTAAATTTAAAACCTACCGAGGAATGGCGTCCAAGGAGGCGCAAATGGATTGGAGAGGACGCTACTCTTCGTTTGAAGGTGTCTCCGCTACTGTTCCCTACCGAGGCAAGGTAAAGAACGTTCTTGAAGACCTTGAGCGAGGCATTCGTTCTGGGTTGTCCTACTCTGGTTGTCGCTCTATCCATGAACTACAACATAGAGCCAAGTTTGTTCGTCAGACCTCCGCAGGTCTTGGCGAAAGCAGAACACACATTCTGAATAGGAGTGTGTGAAATGTCTGACGATCCAAACTACGGAGAAGACGTAAAGTCAATTCGTTTTTGGGTCTATGACGACGATCACGCACGACTAATCATAAGGCTGAGACACAACAAGATAAGGGTGTCTCAGTTCTTCCGTGCCGTGATCGATGGCGTCATTGAGGAAGACCCAAATCTAATGGCTTTCTTGGACAATTATGTTGTAGAGCATAAGATCCTAAGCCGCAAACGCTTTACCAAATCGCTCAAACTGAGAAAGAAAGGAGAAGAAAAGTTAGAAGACTGGGGACTCCTAGATGATGCCGACAAAGAAAACCTATTTGATCTAATCGCACAGGAGTTTCCAGACCTATGAATAAAGAAGACTTACTAGTATGCTCGCAGCAGTGCCTTAAAGACAGGGAATGTTGCCCAGCAGACAAATGTAAATTTCACATTGACTATGAAGACGAATTTAATTGTTCCCTGATCTCGATCCATGAAAATGGACCTATGACTCTCAGGGAAATAGCAAAACGCGAAGGACTTTCTTTCGCGAGAATAAAACAAATAGAAAGTAAGGCACTAATTAAACTACAGAAACGTTTGCCTGACGGAGAAGAATTATTGGCTTCTTCTGGTGACGTAGACTATTTAACATTGAGTTTTTAAGGAGAATTAAAACAATGGCTCGCAAGACACTACTATCAGAATCAGAAATCCGTCAGTTTATGAAATTGGCGAACATCAAGCCCCTACAAGAAATGGGCATGGGCGGCGAACTACCAGTCCCCGGTATGAGGGATGATGAGGAAGAAGAAGACGAACCCGGAATGCGCGATTACATGCAGGAGGCTGAAGACGAAGAAGCGCCCGCCCCAGAAATGCCAGCCCCCGAGGGCGGCGAAGAAATGGAAATGGATATGGGCGCTGAAGAACCCGCAGGCGACATGGACATGGATATGGGTGGCATGGACGCAGACGGTGGTAAAGAAGAGCAGTTTGCTGACATCGTTGACAAACTTGCTGACCTACTTGGTCTTGACGCCGATGTTGAGGTTGGTGGCGAAGAAGAGATGGAAATGGGGGGTGAAGTTGACGCCGATGAAGGTGGTGATCTAGAAATGGCTGACGCCGCTCCCGAAGCCCCAATGGAAATGGGTGACGAAGATGAGGCAGATGAACCAATGATGGAAAGTGACGAAGAAATTGTACAAGAAGTCGCTCGCCGCGTGGCTGCCCGCCTACTCCGTGAGAAGAAGCAGGAAGATGTGGCGACCAAGTTAGCCGAACGTATCTTCCGTCGCTTGGCTTCAAAATAATAACTTGACAGCATTCTCCTGAGCCGTTATAATAACCATCTAGGCAACCATCCTAGGTGGTTATTTTTATGGAGGGACTTATGGTTTGGTACATTGCATTAGGAATTTTATGCTTCGGGCTTGGACTTACATTTGGGTTCTTGCTCTCCGTCAGGGCGTCAGGCTCAACAACGATCTTGATCGTCAAAGCCTCCAGCGTTATTGGGTTATCTATTTTAGCCAAGTGCATAGAGAATTACAGTTACGCGAACCTAGTTAAATTAGACGCCCTTAGAAAGTCGGGCGTAGAACCCGACGATAAGGTTTACAAGTTAGAGAAGGAGAACCAAGAGAAGATTATGAATAACTTCAAAGAAGATTCAATCAAGTTCTTGGTCAACGCACACAGCGGAATCTTCAAGGAGATCGCACCCTATACAGATTGGCGTTCAGCCATGAGGTTTTTAGAAAAGAACAGAGAACTAGCGATTCTATTTAGAAAAGGAGCAGAATCATGATTAAGCAGATTATTGGAAAGATTGTTGAGAAGCTACTACCTTCTCCAAACGCAGAAGCGCAAGCAGAACCAAAAGTCGTGAATCTAGCCGAAATGCTAGGTGGAGGTCCAGAGCCGGAACTAAGAGTAATCGGACTCTACTCCAACGTTGAAGACGAGAAGATTGCTGAACTAACACAGGCTCTACTTTACCTCAACGAGACTAACAAGTTGAGAGACAAGGAAAAGGAAGAAAGTAAGCCTGTTGAATTCTACATCAACACCTATGGCGGTTCTGCTGATGACATGTTTGCAATGTATGACGTTATGCAGCAGGTCATGGAGGAAACTGAAATCCACACCATCGGTGTTGGCAAGGTTATGTCCGCAGGCACCCTACTCCTCGCAGCGGGAACCAAGGGCAAGCGCAAGATTGGCAAGAACTGCCGCGTAATGATTCACAACGTTGCAGCAGGTAACTTTGGAATCCTACCTAACCTCACAAACGAACTTGAGGCTATCCAGCAACTACAGGACGACTACATCACTGCTATGGTTGAGAACACCAAGTTCACACGTAAGAAGTTGGAGAAACTACTTAGTGAAAAGGTAAACATCTATCTCTCTGCTGAAGAGGCAGTGAAGTATGGTCTTGCCGACGAGATAATGTGAGGTTAAGTTATGTCTGATAGTTTGTTAACAATTCTTGAAATTATGGAGGGAGTTTTGGGTGAATCTCGAAATACACTTGGGGCTGACGTAAATGAAATTCTATTGGCACTTATAGCATCCGATTCTCTAGGTGGTGATACATCAAAATTTATCAACTACGAAGAGGCTTTTCAAACGATCAATCAGAGAAAAACACAACTAACTGCTGCACAAAAATCAGCAGAACTTGAAATACAAAGTCAGCGCGCAATTAAAATGTTTGAAGAAATTGAAGATTGGCGGCAAGAAAATGGCTTTGAGGGTGAAATAACAAAGGTATGGTGGACTGCTCGACCAAATGTTTTGGTTTCTGCTGTACCCGCAGCCGAATTAGGAAACCCCTCTGACATTTTGTACGAAATAAACGGCACAGAATATCTTGGTATATCTGCAAAGTCAACAAAAACAAAACAAAAAATTGGATTTAAAAATCATGGTGTTGGGTGGCTTGTTGAAGAATTAGGTTTGAATATCGACAAAATTAATAAAAGTGTCGAAAATTTTATTGTTACCAATAAACTCAGCCAAACTGCCGCAACAAGAAAAAAGTTTCTAAGAGCACCTGAAAACAAAGACATCAGAATAGCAGCAGAAAAACACGCCGATCAAATAGTAAATCAACTTAGAGATATACTCTTAGAAAGATTAAAGGAATTACCGGTGGCAGAGTTAAGAGCACACTTGTATACTCACTGGCTCGATGCATCTCCTACAGTATATCCGTATTATGTACAATCAACGGGTTACGGTATGCCCGGAAAGTCATATGGTGCAATGATTATGGATCCGATCAACAATGAAAAATACAAATCATTGATGGGAGAAGATGTCGAGATTGTACCAGTTGGTACCAATAGCATTGGAATAAAAAGCGTAAACGGCACCAAAATTATGAAAATTAGATTTAAATACGCTGATCAAAAACTCGCATCTTCATTGAAATTGTCAGGCGATCCGTGGTAAAATAAAACAATACTTGGAGGAAACTTGAAATCACCACTACGTTATCCCGGTGGAAAAACACGCGCAATAAAGCACCTACTCCCCCACATTCCAGAGGGGGACATTTGTTCCCCATTCTTGGGCGGTGGGTCGTTAGAGTTGGTGCTCTCCAAAGATAGAGCCGTCTATGCTTATGATGCGTTCTATCCTCTCTACAACTTTTGGAATTGTCTGCTGACAGATAAAGATTATCTTGTAGCGCAGGTAAAGAAGTTACATCCATTAGACAAAGAAACATTCAAGGCTTTACGAATGCTCTTGCGAGGCTACGATCCAACGCAGGGCAAGAGCGTAGAACTTGCTGCCGCTTACTTTGCGATCAATCGTTCTTCGTTCTCTGGCGCAACACTATCAGGTGGTTTTTCCCAGCAAGCAGCCGACGGACGCTTCAACGAGAACAGCATCAAAAGGCTGGCTAACTTTGACGCACCCAACCTAAAAGTAGGCTTTCTGGGCTTTGAGGAGTCCATAGAGCAGCACAAAAATTGTTTCCTTTATCTTGACCCTCCTTACTTTTTGGAGGAGAAGAGCAAGTTATATGGAAAGAACGGAGACATGCACGAGGGATTTGATCATAAACTTTTACATTCCCTCTTGACAAATCGCCAGAACTGGTTATTATGTTATAATGATTGTGAGTTTATTCGCGAACACTACTCTGACTATGAGATTATTCCGGCAGAGTGGGCTTACGGAATGAACAAGAGCAAGAAGTCAAACGAAGTTTTCATTATTTCACGAGGTTAAAATGACAAACAAGATGGTATTCGCAAACAACGAAGAACTACGACAGAAGATTCTAAACGGAGCAAACACACTTGCTGATTATGTTTCTTCTACTCTCGGACCAAAGGGCAGAACGGTTCTTCTAAAAGAGCACGATAAGTCTGCTTTCGCAACAAAGGACGGAGTAACAGTAGCCCAGTTCGTTCAGTTGGACGACGAGTTTGAGAACGCTGGCGCACAGGTTATCCGTCAGGCTGCTAACGAGACAAACACAAGCGCTGGAGACGGAACAACAACTGCTACCGTCCTTGCGAGAGCAATCCTAAATGAAGCACAGCGACACATTGTTGCTGGTGTTTCTCCAATCGAACTACAGAGGGGAATAGATGCAACAGTATCAGAGATTTGTAACAACCTTACAGAGATGGCGCGACCAGTCAATAGCATTGACGACATCAAACACATCGCTACTATTTCAGCCAACAACGATTCTACTATTGGGGATCTCATTGCTATGGCTGTGGACAAGGTAGGTCAGGACGGCTCTATCACAATCGAAGAGTCTCGTTCTATGGAGACTTCTATTGACGTGACCGAGGGCTTCCGCTTCCCTGCTGGCTTCTGTGCATCTGCATTTGTCAACGACGAGCGTCGTAATGTGATGCACTACGAAGAGCCGCTGGTTATGGTTACAGACTACAAGATCACACAGGTAGAGCAGATTCTTCCTATTCTTGAGTTGGTTGCAAGAGAAGCGCGCCCACTCGTCATTGTTGCAGAAGACATTGAGGGTCAGGCACTTGCTGCTATGATTATGAACGCTATGCGTGGCTCTCTAAAGATTGCAGGAATCAAGGCTCCATTCTATGGTGAGGAACGCCGCAATCTTTTGTCTGACCTTGCTATCTCGACTGGTGCAACATTCATCACCCGAGAGTCAGGACAGAAGTTGCAGACCGCAACTCTTGATCAGTTGGGTACGGCCAAGTCTGTTGAGAGCACCAAGGTCGGCACCATTCTTGTCGGCGGTAACTGTGACTACGAAGCAGTTGAGACTCGTATTGAGAGTCTAAAGGCTGAGATTGCAAACACAGACGACTTTGCAGAGTGCGAGCGCATTCAGGGTCGCATTGTTCGCCTATCTTCAGGTGTTGCTGTGATTCATGTTGGTGGTGCAACACAGGTAGAGATGACCGAACGCAAGCACCGCATTGAGGACGCCCTTGAAGCAGTCCGCTCTGCACAGGAAGAAGGCGTAATCGGTGGTGGAGGCACAGCCCTGCTACGAGCAAGCAACTCTCTTGTCGTTACAACTGACCACGAAGAGCAGGCAATTGGTATTGCGATCGTAAAGAAGGCATGTGAAGCGCCCTTCCGTCAAATGTGTAGAAACGGCGGCAAGAGCGAAGACCTCCTGCTGGCGCATGTTCTAGACCAGTCAAACGACATGGGCTATGATTTCCGCAACGGCACCTTGACAAACCTCTACGAGCGTGGTATCTTAGATCCAGTGAGAGTAACCAAGTCGGCACTGAAGAACGCAGCGTCGTGCGCCGGCACACTTATCACGACCAACTATGGGATTATTCAGGTATCATGATGATAAGAGGAGACTTAGTTCACATCCCGCAAGATGCTTTCTTGCTTCAGGATGCAGAAGAATATCTAAAAGAGTATGTCAAGACAGACAAGCCAGTCAAGGCATTGTTTTGGGATCGAAACCCCAAAGAACCAACATGGGGAATGGTCTACTACAAAGGCAAGGTCTGGTCGGTAAAAATGAGAGACATTTATCCAATCAACAAGGAGGTGGAGAATGCTAGTTAAACTTACAGAGGTGTGTGGAACAGGCGCAGTAACAAGTGGTCGCCGTTATTCACTACGAGAGGTGTTCGTCAATCCAGAACACGTCGTCATGGTGAGAGAAGAACACCAGATGAAGAATCTAAACGAGCAAGGAATGCTTACAGAGGGTCTAAGCAAAGAACACCGCTTCTCCAAGATTACTATTGATAAGGGAACCACAGGCACAGAGATTGTTGTTATTGGAGATCCAAACTCGGTAGAGACAGCACTACAGACCCGCAGCCAACTACTGAG